GGGGTCATGTGCCTCGACGACAGCATCAGAGCCATCAGGCAGGCCGATGATGGCCCCCCGGTCGTCGTAGCCGTGAACCGTGTCGCCCCGTTGCCCCAGCGCGTCAACGCTGATGCCCGCAGCGGCCAGCTCGTCACGGAGTTGCGGCAAATTGAATATCATGAGTAGCTCCTATGCCATCTCGATTATGGATGCGCTGATAACTGGCCCGGACGTGTTGGCCTCGATCCCGCCTTGCCACCCGGAATTCCCGATCCGCCAGTACAGGGTGAACGTAGTCGCTCCAGCGTCTAGCCCCGTCCAGACACTCTGCACCGACACCGGGAACCCGTCAGAGGCAGCCCCCTGTGATACCTCTAGAATCCCGTTGGTGTATGCCGAGGTGCCGCCGCTGCTGGCGTAGTTCGTGCCGTCAAAAACATCGAACCACGTTTCCCCACCCGTGACGTTCATGAAATGCGAAAAGCTGAACGTGACGACTTGGACGCTTGAGGCGCTCAGGGTGTCGGCGATGGTGAACCCCGTTGACGCAAAACTCGTTGAGGTGGTGGTGATGTCGCCAGACGTGATCTTCGATATAGCCCCCACCGCGCCGCCACCACCAGCAGCTTGGAACGTCGGCGCTGCGCCCGAGCCATTACTGGTGAGAACGTGGGTTGCGGTTCCGACGGCGACGGTCGCGGCTACCGCGCTCGCTGACCATGTGATTAATTCGCCATCAGTACCGTCAGCCAGCGCAGCGACGGCCACCGATTTGGACTGTAGGTTGCCGCTGCCCCATTTGAGCATCTCGCCCGGCAGGTCGAACTGCACGCTGCCCGTCGAGGCGTGGCTGGTGACCACAACGCCGACCTTCTGCGATAGCTGCGCCGCTCCGGTCAGGGCTGTTCCCGTCCAGCCGCCAGCCGTCGCACTCAGGTAAATCGGGTCACCCACGCTAGAGCCTGACGTGTTTTGACTGCCTAGCGTGTAGCCCCGGTAGACCACGCCCGCCGCAGCGTTGGCGATGTCGGCGCTCAGGACATACTCGGCCAGGTGGGAATCGCCGTCGGCCTTCGTCACCTGCGGCGCGGTAGTCGATGCGTCATAGCCTGATATGTAGACCAGGGTCCCAGCCGTTAACGTGCCGCCCGTGCTGTTATCAACCGGCAGGCCGATCCGCTTGGAGGCCACCACGCCCGTCGCTGTTTGCCCGCCCAGGTACGCGAGGTCCGATACTACGCCGTCATATATGACCTCGGTCAGCACGTCGCCCGCAGCCCTGTCGAGGCTGTCGGGATCAGTCCATGTTTCTGTTACTGCCATCCTATGCTCCTATGTAATTTCCGATGCCCGTGACATCTATGATGACTGGTATACCAGCCGCTGCGGGAACCTCGCTCAGTCGCCATTGCGTCACATGCCGCTGGACCCCGGCTGACGCCTGGGATGATTGGGTGATGCTCTCGATGAAATATTCCTTGTCGCTGGTGTTCTGGAACGGCTCGTTGATCGTAACGCGATCCCCGAAATCCCGACCCAGTATCGCGGCGGTGGTATCTGGTGCCGAGAACATCGTGGCGGCGGCTGGGGTCTTGGGGTCTTTGAACCGAAGCACGCGCAGGTTCGCTCTAGCCAGGGCCTGCTCGTCGGTAGAGACATAGGCGGTGGTCAGCGCCCCCATGTCGCGCCTGCCGTATGCGTTGATGGAGGTGGTGTTCGTGGCAACCTGGGCAGAGCCGCCGGTGCGGGTCACCGTCGCCGCATTGAAAATCGTCGCCACCGAGTTCGTTGACTGAAATGCCATCAACGCCTCGCTCGCGCCGTCAATTGTGGACAGCGACGACAGGCTGGCATAGCGAGCATTTCTATTCTTAAAGGTGGCGTTGCCGTCCCCGGCGATGTAGAAGTGTCCCATCTCCGCATCGAGCAGCGTCTTGATCAGGCTCAGGCTCGTCTTGGTGCCGTCGGCTGAGAAGTCATCAATGGTGTCGCCCGTGTCCAGAGAACGCAGCGAGGCAGGCCAGTTGATCTCATCGAGTACCGCGCCTATCGCCGCGCCTGTCGTAGTCGATCCCGTGGCGCTGATGGTGGGCCGTCGCCGTGTTAACCATGCGAACAAATCCGCGCAGGTAAACGTGGTGAGCGGTGAGCTGGGGTTTGCGTTGTTGGCGATGTTCGTGATGAACCCATAGAACAGCGGATAGTCGGTTCCGCTATACGTCGCCGTAATTCGCACCACCTTGAACGGCACCACGTTGGGATAGTAGGTGCTGGACGTATTCGCCGGGTTGTATTTCCCCGACTGGTCCCGCAGGCGGAACGAGGCTGTTCCCGCCATTAGCTGAGCCTGATCATTTGAGCGGCCCCGCCGCAGAGAGAAGGCCACGGCATCCTCGGTCACATCGTCATAGCCCGCATCGGCAGGCCAGCCGCTAATCACGTCATCGCCCCCAACCGTGCTAACCCCGATTCGGAAGAGACCCTCCACAGAACCGCCAAATGCAATCTCGAATTTGTAGGTGATGCCGGTGCCAGCCATTAGGCAACCACCGCGTTTACGTCAAGCACCGATTCGTTCAGGCGGGTTGCGTCCCGCATAACTCCCACGATCACCTCGGATAGTTGCCGCTCGGAGACCAGCGACCCCTGCACGATCACCGTCAGGTTGCCCCCAGTAACACCCGCGCCGTTGGGGATGATCCTGCCGGATGAGCCGGGTTGGAAGATTTCGGGGCCACGCTCGCCCACTATGTATGAGCGACCGGCGGCAACGGGGCCACCGTCAGCCCTCCCAGCAATCGCCCCGACCAAACCACCGAGAAGAGGGACATCCTTCACCGAGTCTGCAATCTCCCCAGCCATATTTCTTACGGCCGTGATGATCGAGCCAACCGCCCCCAGAACCGCGTCAACCATCTTCCCGAACAGGTCGATAATCCCGTTGACCACGTTGGATACCAGCGTTTGCAGGGCCGTCCATGCGCCGGAAAAGTCGCCGGTCAGAAGCTTGGCGATGAATTTGAGCGCATCGCGTAGCACGGTCAGCAGAACCCTGGCGACGGTGACGACGATGGGGATGATGTACTTCTTGAGGAAGTTGTACCAGGGGATCAGGGCAAATTCGAGCAGGAAGGTGACAACCTTACTGATGATCTCAATGGCTGGCACTAATGCCTCTTCCAGGGCCTCCACCACCTCCTCGACCAAAGGCAGGATTTGCTCCTCAAACTGCGTAGCTAGCTCGCCCCATAGCTCCAGCAGGACCGGAAGCACCTCAGTCAGTAGCACATCCATGATGGGCTTTAGACCCTCCACGAGCGCCATCACGACGTTCTTCACAGGCTCGACCAGCCGCATCAGCATCTCACCCGTGGAGACCAGCAGGTCAATGAACGGCTGGAGTGCTGGCAGGATCACGTTGGTTAACGTGTCGCCCAGCACCTGAAGCCCTGGCCCTAGCTCGTCGAGCAGCACCTGCGCGTTGGTTTTCAGGGTTTCGATGAACTCCTGGATTTTCGGCACAATTAGCTCGAACTTGTCGCCTAGCTCCTGGATAAACGGCACGACTGAGGTCGCCAGCATCTCGGCCAGCTCCTTGCCCTTCTCAGTTAAATCAGCGAATAGGCCCGGCCCCTCCTGGTCGCCTCCGAACACCTTGTCCCATGCCGCGCTTAGTTTCCCGACCACCTCCGTAATCGTCGGCATCACCTTGTCCCCGAACGTCTGAAGGATCGGCAGCAATTTCCCGGCCAGACTCAGGAACATAAACCAGCCCGGCAGGAGCTTCCCGATGATCTGGGGAATCAGCGGCCCCAACGCCTCGAATAGCACTAAGACGTTGGAGGCGATGTTCTTTAACGCCGCGCCGACAGGCTCTAAAATCGGGGACATCTTTGCCCAGGCATCACCCATCAGGGCAAGGCCGGTACTCAGCACATCAATCGGGCCACGCAGAATCTCAAAGGTTTCGGCGATGAGGCCCAGGGGTTCGCTATTCCCTTCAACGCCCTGCCTGAGCATCTCGAAAAGCCCGCCGGCTAGACCGACATCGCGGATCACATCCTGTATGCCCGTGGTGAAGGCGGTGATCTTCGCCACCGTAGTTTCGATGGCAATCGGCAGCGTATCGGCCAGCGTCTCGATGATGGGTGTCAGCACCGGCAGGATTTGCAGCCCGACCTCGATCATCCCCGTCTTAAATGCCGCCCCGACGCGGCCCATCTGGAAATCAAACGAGCCGCTCATGGTTTCAAAAGCGGTATCAGCGGCCCCGGCGCTGTTCGCCATCGCGTCCATGTTGGCGGCGAAGGTTTCGGCCTGGTCACCAGTCACACCCAGGACGCCCTGCACGCCCTCGATGCTGCCCAGCAGCTTGGTCATGTCCGCCACGCTGCCGCCCGTGGCCTTGGTGACGATATCCGCAGCCCCGGCGAAACCGAGTTGCTCCACCGCAGCCTCACCCGATGCGAACCCGGCCTCATTGAACAGGGTCGTTAGCTCCGCGCTGGGCCTGGTCAGCGACTGGATGGCCGATCTGATCTGCGTGGTGGCCACGGAGGTTGCTGTACCGCTGGCCGTCATGGTTGCGAGGGCAGCTGATACCTCGGAGAACTGCACACCTGTAGCATTGGCAAGCGGAGCGACGTTGGCGAGCGAGGATGACAGTTCCTCGAACGTAGTCTTGCCGCCCTTGACGGTAGCAAACATCAGATCAGCCGCCTGGGTGGCGCTCAGATTTTGAGAGGCAAAGGCATTCATCACAGTGCTGATGCCATCTACCGCCGTCTCAGCATCGGTGACTCCCGCAATGGCTGCCTTGGATGCCGTCTCCAGGAATGCCAGGGCATTCTCAGGTGGCACGCCTGCGCTGATCGCCTGGTAAAGCGCGCCCGTCGCTTCTACCGCGTCCACGCCTAGCTGCCGGGACAGATCAAGGACGCCCGCCTCCAACAGCTTCATCTGGTCAACGGGGACGCCCAGCGAGGCCACCTCCTTCATGGCCTTCTCGTATCCCGCCGCCATCTTCACGGCGGAAACGGTGGCATGTGCAGCGGCGATTCCCAGGGCAGCTACGCCAACGGCCCCGACCTTGGCAAGCTTGCCCAGCGATCCGCCAACCTTCTTGAACGTCCCGCTCGCGTTGTCCTTGGCGTTGATGACTATGGCGAGTTCGGTTTGGCCCATTGCCATTAGCGGCTCGCTCCGTCGCGCTTGGCCCAGCGTTGATGGGTGCTACCGGCGTTCGCCTTTGCTGACAGCAACACGCGCAGGGCCAGCCCCGCCTTGGCGGGCATCTGGGTCACGTCATTCCAACTCAGCCCCAACTCCTGCATCAGATAGACCTCGGTCAGTTCATCCGGTAAAGCCGCGCCACTCAGGAAGGCTCTTTCGGCGGCGCGACTCCATTTCCCTGCTCCGCCTTGCTCATGACGGAGCGCCCGGCAATCTCGGCGAACGCCCATTGCGCCGTCGGTTCATCCAGGCGGTCAATAGTTTCCGGGGTCACCGCATCGGGATATGACCACCCCTTGATCCCGGCGTGCAACACGGTCGCAACGTCCAGCCCGTCAGCGGGATCGGCAGCCGTGGCCGCCCCATCCTGCTGCGACTGGATGCCGCGCAGCGTATCGGCGCTGAACATAGACGCCTGCTTGATGGCATCCTCGGTTTTGAGGCGGCGTGCGGTTTCAAGAGCGGCCCACGTTAGCGGGGCAATCTCAAGCCATTCGCCGTCCTCGTGCGGTACCTCTACCCGCTGCCGGGTAGTTTCTGCGACTAGTCCCATAAAAACCTCCGTTATGGACTATGGGAATGAGGCTACGTTGTTCGGGATCAAATAATTTACGGGAAGCTCGCGACGTTGTTCTGGATCAGATAATTCACGTCGATGCCCCCGGTGGGATCGTACTGGCTCAGGAGGTGCATGGACACCACGCTGTTCCCGTCGCGATCCGTCCCCAGCTCCTCCATGCTGTCGTCGGCATGCACGAAGCAGCCGCGCAGCTTGATGAAGCGACTATGCGCCGTATCGGGCGACTGGAAGGCCCCGCCCGCCAGCCTGAGTTCCAGGAAGCGCATAGTGCCGGTGGCCTTCTTTGCCAGCTCAGTCTTGACGAAGTTGGAGGCCCCGGTGTCGTAGGTGCATTCAATCGCCACGTCGGTGGTCCGGGTCTGTGGCTCTACCCCGGAGAATGAGAGGTCGGACCTCGCATCCAGGTAGTACTGAGGCATGACGAAAGGCGACTGGCCCCATGTGAAGCCGTACACCTGCCCGCCGATGTTGGTGCCGCCTATGGCTGACCAGGTGTTATCCATGTGGACGGACCATTTAAGGTTCGATGCAAACGAAAGGGTCGGTAGTGCGATCCCAGACGTATAAGTCACATCGTCCGTTGCGCGGGCATCCATTGACCACGTGATCTGAGGCAACGCCTCAACGCCCCCGGTGATCTCAAAGCTGCTGGTGAAACCGTAGGCAGCCTCAACTGCCTGCTTGGTGCTGCCGTCATCCACGACGAACTCTAGGGTATATGCGTCTACGCTCGGCGCGGTTTGGCTGGGCGCGAACGTCCACAGTCGAGCCTCGCCCGAGCCGGGGCTGGACGGCGTTACGCCACCCTTGCAGCCCGACAGCAGGGGGAGGAGGGGCTGCTCGAAATCAAGGTCCGTGGCGATTTCCAACTGGCTGTGTTTGCGGGTAGTTATCGGGGTTTTTACGGCCCTGGGAAGCACGCCCGTTAGCTGCCCCTCAAACATCTCCTGAGGGGCCTGTCGCCGGTACGTCGCGGACTTCGTGAGGATGCGCCGAGTCGCAGCCACAGCGGTTCCGGCAGTAGATTCCTTGCCCACCTGGATGAGGGTTAGAGGTTGAATTGCTGCACCCATTATTTATCTCCTGCGGCCTTCTTAGCCGATTCTTTCTTGTACAGGTCAGACGCTTCCACGTCCTCCTGAATGTTTAGCTCCTTCACCTCTTTCTCGCTGAGGTCACGCGCTGGCACGCCGGGGATGAATGCCCCGTCGCCCACGTATTTCCAAGCCATCAGAATCTCCTCATGTGATGCTCACGCCGTCTGTGATTTGAACGTCCAGAAACAGGTCCAAACCGATGTAGTCAATGCCCGCCCAGTTCAGAACGGCCAGCGTCGGATCGCCACCGCGTAGCACTGTCAGGGTGCAGCTCCCGCCGAGTTGTACGTCGGCGTTATGTGCCGTGATCAGGGCGTTCATATAGCTGCTGGCGATATCCGCCGCTTGGTCCTGGTCGGCATCCAGGACTGCCAACTGCATACGCACCGTGTAGAACAGAATGCGAAGCCCGATGTCTAGCTCCTGGTTCTGGAGCGTCCAGTTATTCAGGAAGCAAGGCGTATCGGGCAGCCCGCTCGCCATCGGGGGCATGTATTTATAGGCCCGCAGGATGCTGCTGCTGATAGGGGCCGTGATGCTCAGGCCCTCCTGGAGGCTCACGATGTTGGTCATGACGGTGCGAATGTCGCCCATTACTTAGACCACCGCTTCGCAATATCGCCGCTGGCCTGCCGCACGAACTTCGGCATGTCCTTGCGGATAATGTCCAGCGCCGCCTTCATAAAGAAACGACCACGCTTGCCGCGCCTTTTCTTCGTGCCGTATTTTCCTATCACGTAAGCGAGTGCGTACGGATTCCATCCATGTCTTCTGCCCCATCCCCTCAGTGCGCCTACGGGGGGGGGCTTCCCTGGTTTGCGCCCGTATTCCACCGGCACCGCATAGCTCAGATTCGAGAATATCCGGGCGCTCAGGGGGCGAGCATCGGAATGGATGCTGCGCTTCAATGCCCCAGTATCGCGTGGCGCTCGCTGCTTGGCGGTGCGCTCCCCCACGATGGCGATGTCCTCCATCATGGTGGCCACGGCCTTCTCATAGGTGCGCGGCGACAGCTTGCGGCGCAGGTCGTCGAGGCCTTCCATCTGGATGTTGATCGTGGTCATTAGAACAGCGACCGCTTGGCATAGACCGCCATCAGTACCGTGACGATTTCCTGCGCCTGTCGGCTGGTTTCGAGAACCGTCTCGGCCCCCACGTTGACTGAGCGGGTAGCCCGTGGCGTCTCTAGCCGCAGGATTCCGGTTAGCTGGACGCACGCCTGCTCTATGGCTGACGGCACCGCCGGCCAGCCGAACTTGCCGCCTATCTCCACACGGTGCTGCCCCCACAAATCCTTGCTCGACCAGGGCGGGATGAACACCTCGGTATATGGTCCCGGCTCCGGACCGTCCGCCGCGTTGCGAGGCCGAAGCTCGTAGTCGGTCGTCGCCCATGCTGACTCGTCGCCGAACGAACCGTCATCGTCGGCATCGACCTTGATGTGGTCCACCGTGACTAGATCATCTATGAACAAGCTCTTGGGCTGGTTGCCGTACTGGATGGCCTGGTAAACGCGGTTCACGTTGTTAGCGTCGGTGGTAAAGAACCGTCCGAGCCGCCGCTCCATGTACCGCGAAATAGCGGTCAGGTCGGTGAGGATTTCGGCATCCTCACCCGTGTCCGTCTTGGAAATCAAGCCTCGGTATGTAGCAGCCGAGGCGTATGCGTCACTGATGGCCAATTGCTGACTCCCGCATAGGCGTTAGGTCAGCAACCGACGTGGGTAGAGGGAGGTTACCGCACGCCGGTCGCTGGAAAAGATCGGTTAGCTGCCATCTCAGGCACCTGATGTTTCTGCGATGTATGTCAGGTCATCGCCCGTGGCGTCACAGATTCGGTAGAGGAGATTCAGGTTGCTGATCTCCAGCGTGATCTGCTCGGACGCATCAAGCTGGATGCCGGTGGTGGCGTCGGTCGCGCCGCTTTTCTTGGTCACGCCAGCCCCACCGACGTATACGAATCCGGCGTTGCCTTGCTCGGCTTTCAGCGTCACGCGGTTACAGCCAATATCCGGCAACTGGGTGGCCGACGTGGTGCCGATCAACTCACCCGAAACGATCTTTGTGTTCAGTATCGGCATGGTCTAGGTAAATGCTATGACGGCGGACACCGACAGCAACCCGTTGGGAAGCAGGATCACTAGGTAGACATTTCTGGCGCCGCTGTGCGTCATTGTGATCTGGCACGAGCCTGCGTCATTGGTCTGCCAGCGCGCCGCCTTGCCTGTCACGATTTGATAGTGAAGGTTGCCATCACCACCGTCTGCCCAGTCGCCTGAGAGGGCGGTGCCGGTCATGCCTTCACCGTCCGCCGCTTCGGATAGATACGCCTCAAACGTGATTGGTAGTGGGACCGCCGTCGAGTAGCCAAGGATTTCGGCCTTGACCGTGATCGCGTTGCCCGACTCGGTGCCTATCGTATAGGTGACATCGTTCCAGCCGGGAACGGGAGCGCCCGCAGCCTGAGCCGCCGTGGTCATTGCTATAACTGCCATTTATTTCTTCTTTCTGCGGCCCCGTTGCCGGGGTTTGGGTTCGGCCACTGCCTCGGCTTTGGCCTCGGATGGCTTGGGTTTGGGTGCGGCCTTCGCCGGCGTCGTCGCTGCCTCTAGCTGGCGGGCAACGCCCAGGGCTTCAGCCTCGGCAACCGTCAGGCTCTTACCAGCGATTGCTAGCAGCCTCCCCGACTGATGGCCGTCCTCACCGACAAGCTCGCCGTCGTCTGAGATCACGATTCGCTCGCCGATCTCAAACCGCCGCTGCTGGCCGCTGCCTTTAACTTCTACCCTGAGCATGCCTGCCTC